TAGTTTATATTTTTCTCTTCGTATGATTTATTTTGTATAGCATTTATGAGAGTAGAAGATCGAAGAGCATATCTAGTAGAGGCAGATAGCAGATAGTTAGTACTAGCAGTATTTAATGCGTTCTGCGATGGTTCTAGAGCTTTAACATTCCATTGATGCCAGTAGAGATCTTTTTGCTCCTGCGATCTGAACGATCTTTTTTTTGCATCTAATCTCCTCTTCTCATCCGAGATAACCTTTCTCATATGTGATAATCCACGAGATCCGACTACTAGCCATTTTATTTGGGCTACTACCCCATTGAGCCTATAATCTTCGAAATGCCTAGCTCCCCATGCCTCTCGTAGACGGATCGCTAACTCTTCTGTATCGGTTTGGGCTATACTAGAGGATCTTTCTGCTATGGGTAATAATCTTGAAAACTGAAGATTCCCTAGTATATTCCCTGCTCTTTTCCATATCTCGGGATACTGCTCTTTAAGCGATAGAGCCTCCTGATATGGAAATCTCTCATAGTTTGAATTTCGCAGAGCTACCTCTTTATCGTCTCCATCTTCAGGGAAATTTGTAGGGTTATTATCTCCTACAGATCCTCTATGAATTATAATATTTTTTTTTTGATCTACATTGTAGTTTATCTCTAACTCGAGTAGATCTATATCATCATAGTCTAGAGTATCCTCTGTATCTTCTTCTGTTTTGCACAATTGCTCTATAGATCTAGCTATCATATCTGTAGGATCTATAGATTGCGTAGTAGTATCTGCTACTGCTACCTGCTCCAAAAATGGGGAGTTATCTAGTCCTTCATAATTGTAGGCATCGGCTGGAGACATACCATTAAGGATATGATATTGCACTCTCTGTAACTGTGCAGATCGCATATCTTGCAAGGCGTCTACATCGGAAAAATCGATCATACACCAAAGATCAGGAGAGAATAATCTAGCGATCTTATTTAATAGAAACTCGATCTTTTTTGATCTCTGTTTTTGTATCTGCCAGTAAGTAATAGATGACTGCCTAGCAGTCGCATAATTTGCATCAGGTAGTCCTAGTACAGTAGAGGGTACTCCACATACTGCAGATATATTCTCTCTAGCCAGTGTTCGCAGAGCTTGAAATTCTATATCTCTTGGAGATAGTGCTAGAGTATCTACTTTGATCTGCCCTGATAATGCCATAGCTCCTCCATCTTTCGTCATAGATCGATAGCTCTGCATGATGTCTTCTCTTGTTTTTTTATCCCATATATCTGCAGGATCTTGAGGAGATAATAAGACATCTGGTCTCCCTTGTTTTGATACTGCGCTAGCCATCCTCTGCGCATTGAGATCGGCAGTAATCTCTTCATTAAGAGCCTCTACTATACCCATCCCATATAGCTCGCCCCTAGCTCCTATATCCCATGATGCAGATCGGATATGTATCACTCTATCAGGAGGATATATTACAGTAGATCCTCCATCGCTATACTCATAGCCAGCGATCATTTTTATGGGATCAGGTATGATCCTAACTTGCTCTGGATGTAGCCGATATAAACTAGCAGGTCTAGATATATCTCCGATGATCAAAACATAAAGATTACCAGTCATCATAATATCGACTACTAACTGTTCTATAAAAATATATTGATTATCTTGAGAGTTCGGATTTTCGATGAGAGATATAAAAGGATCTTCGTATATCTGCTCGTCTTTACGATAGTACTTTATAGGCAGAGAGGCTATATCTTGGGAGGCTCTAGTAACACATGCATGAGTATATGCATGTTTGCCATATACTGACATACTAGCACGAGGCGAGAACGTAGGAGAGATTCCGAATGTGCTAGTCCATCCTGCTCCTCTGTTTACCTCTTTTGGATCTTGTACTGTTTTTAATGCTTTACTCTGAAATACAGATAAAAAGCGAGATAGCCAGTTAGATTTTTCGATTTCATTCGCCATATAATCTCCTTATATGAGCATAGTATATCACCGATCTATCTAACTGACTATCTTTTGTAAATTACAATTATTTATCTCTAGAATTTTGTGCAGTTATGGGAGAGTACTGCTAAATGCTTACATATCCTGCCTCTATATTGGAAATCAGGACAGGAGCAGAACCATGTACCATCTATATTAAGCTCTTGTATCCATTCTCCACATTTTGCAGATATGCCATAATCCGATCTTAGCCATGCTATCTGCTTACTATCTACCTCTCTTAATGCAGATCCTATTTTTTCTATATTATGCTTTTTGGGATCTTCGATTATTTGATCGATCTGGCTATTCCACATTTTAAGAATCAGACGATTATTTATTATTATAGAGTTATTTGGCATCTATTGATCTCCTCTATGATAAGTCTATGTTTAATCTTTCCTACTAGTCTTATTAGATAATTATTTATATCTCTGTGAAGAGCTGATCTAACTAGGATCTCTTCTGCTATTTCCATCGCCTCAAAAGTAGAGATCCCTCTATCGCTACACACTGTATAAATGATCTTTGTAAGGTCTATTATTTTTATTCCATCTATAGTCATATTATTTTTTACTCCACACTAACATTAACTTTTCAAATACATTCTCTTTTTTTTCCACACAGATCAAGATCTCTCCAGTAACTAGTTTTATCTCACATCCTCTAATAGATTTATCGTTATCTGGTACAGAGATATAGAGTATCTTATCTACTGCTACATAATAATGTTTTGTGAGATTCTCTTTTACTGCGTTATCGTGATCGTTATCTATACATAATATTTTAATCATTTTGTTACTCCGTTTATTAGTTAGTAGTAGCAGGAGTAGTAATAGAACTCCTGCTAGTGATAAGATTTATTATTATTTTCTAGCTAGGATATTAGCTCTTATTTTATAAGCGATCTCTAATAATCTTTTTGCATTTTCAAGATCACTTGTAGAATAGTGAAAATTATTTGTAGCAATTTCGTTTTCTAGTCTAGCAATTGTATTATCTATTGGCATCATATAAGCTCCGTTTATTAGTTATTACAGATTTTATTATCTGTATACTTATATATAGCATTTATATATATGAGTGTCAAGAAAAATAATAAAAAATATCAAAAATCTTTTAGTACTTGCTTAATACTATCCACATAGAGATCCTGCTCCTGATCCTGTGTGATCTTGCATAATGCTCTGATCAAAAAAGCATAGTATGCGATCTTTGGATGAGATACTCCGAGTATCCAGTTTTTTATATCTCTTCTGCAGATGCCTGAAATCTTGGATAGATGGGATATATCTATATTATGAGTAGATAGATAGGAGTGTAACCACGAACCAAAATGATTTTTGGGGATATATCGATCTATCTCTCTCATACTATCCTTACTGGTGTAACTGCCATCGTTTCAAAAATGCGATCTCATATCGAAGAGCATCCAGAGCATGATCATCTTTCTTGATCGGTCTATCTCCTCCAGCTCCCTCTGCCCATCTGTATAATCTTAACTCTTTCAAAAGATTCTTACAATTATCGTGTATCAGTAAATGCGTTTTTCCCTCTGCATCTATTGCAAGTCTCTCTTTAACGTAGTTTATAGTTTCTACTACTCCTAGATGCTTGGGAGCTGGTTTATTGTCGATATTGCATTCCCTCATAAGAGTTAGCCTACCGTCCTTACTCTCTGGATCTGCTACTGTCCATCTATACTCCTCTGCATATCTCTTCTGGATCTGCTCCAAATTCCTGCCATTATCCAGAGTAGTCTTCTCTGTCATGTAGTATTCTCTGTAGACGTGTAGTACATCGTCTTTTTCATCGTGTGCAAAATACAGACAGCAGAAAGGATTTTTTACACCGAAATCTATCGCTCTATCTCTAGTCCAGTCTGCAGGAGGTTCAAAAGATGGTACAACATGTATATTTATCGAAAATTCCGAATATACTAGTCCTTGTTGATTTACAAACTCTCCGAATAGCCTAGATCGCTGACTCTCCTCCGACATATGAGAGATAGATCTGCGCAGTTTTACGGAGGATACATAAGGATTATCTAGTCCTGATATATAGCTATATCCATATCCACTAGTAATCTTGGAGATAAAAACATCGTGTACCCATGTAATACCTTTAAGAGCCGTCATAGATAGCAGTACTCTTCCCTTGTGATCTACACATCGGAGCATACATTCATCAAATATATCTTTTGGATGTTCCTCGTCTAGTACTACTAACTTTACTGCTCCACCTTGAAATTTTTCCCTCCCTGATTCAGCAGATAGAGAGAGGATCTTTCCCCCATTATGAAAAATCGCAGAGGCTCTATCTTGAGCTTTCCATCTTATATACTGTGTATTACTGGGGGCAAACTTTTCTATTTTTGGGCGAAGATATGTTAGAGCATCTCCATAAGATAGAGCAGAGATCCACACCTCTGCAGGATCATCTTGTATAAAATCAGGAGGTAGATTATTTATATCTAGCCAGTCTCTAACACTGGGATCTTTTGCCCCTAGAGCAGTAGCAATTGCGAACATTACAACAGACTCTGTTTTACCAGATCTATTCCCTCCGAAGATCCCATAAGCCTCTGACGTTATAGATCGGATCGCTCCCCATTGACTAGATCGAGATTCTTTTATATCGCAGTGTTTACATGTCCATAGATCATTCTCTACATAATCCATATATCTACCACATCCCCTAAATCTAGGAGATTTCGATCCTAGTCCATCCCATCTATGACAGATCGGAGTCCATAGTTTTGCAAGAGAGAGAGGAGTAGTCTGTTTTATTTTTTCGATCTTATCGCTCAATTGCAGATACTTGATCATATCTTGCTTATTCATTCTGCTATCTGCTCTCTAATAATTTTATTCTTCATCGAGATCTATCGGAGGAGGCGATAGCACTCCGATCCTACTAGATACATCCTCTATCTCTCTTACTAACTGTGTAACTGTCATATTTTCAGGCGTTACAGAAATTTGCACTTGAGGAGTAGTTTGCCCAAATCCATATTTTTTTTCGAGTATCCACATAGCCGATCTTACATCTCCCTCTCTCATAGCTTTTTGCACTACCCCTAGAGCATAGATACAAGGAGATGCCTCTGCTCGCTGATAATCTTGGTAAAAGTCATAATAAATCCCTCTACTCTGCCCTTTCCCTTTAGATAACCAGTCATATAGAGTTGATTCGTCAATCTTGGCATATTGGCATGCTTGTCTCTTTGTAGCCCCTAGAGAGATAGCATCGAGGATCAGTTTTTTAACTTTTCCATCTAATTTTGATGGTCTGCCACTACTCATACAGATTATCCTCCTATAAATTTTATAGCGATTTCTTTATCCATTTTTTTTCCGACATATTCAAATGGATTACAATATCTACTTGTATGAGTCATATCTATTCTGTTTTTACTAGTTACAAATCCTTTAATACCACAATCTCTCCAATTTTTAGATTTTTTATGAGCTTTAATATATGATGGATGAGCTGGATAATTTCTAAATCCATAACCTATAGATATATAGGCAGATGCTATTGTTTCAGCCAAAATAAATGATAAACCTAATCCCTGCCAATCAGGGAGTATAACTATTCTAGATATTTTTTTTATACTATTATTACTTCTACCGACATGATGTAAGACTGCACAAAAACCTATTATATTATTATCAATGAACAAACCATAACATCGAGCCGACTTATTTAATGTATTGCTCATATAGTGATATTTACTGAATATTTTCCAGTAATCATATGAGACTCTCCTGATCTCTGCATTAATTTTTGGTCTTTGCCGAAGAGACCTCCATTCTAGAGATTGCTTACTAGCATCTATAATCCAGTCAGGTTGTAACCAGTCTATAATATCATAATGACATGATATTCCTACAAATTGTCTATCTTGTTTTCTAATTATTTTTTGTACTGAATGAGATCCGATTTTTGCTACTTGTCTATCTACTACAGATGTGAATTCATCAACAACAATTATATTATCTTGTTCTGCTAATCTTCTAGCTAGATCTATTCTAAATTTTTCTCCATTTGATAATACTGCATAATTTCTAAACCATGCTGGGATAGTATTAAATCCTACACTGCTACAAATAGAGCATATTTCTTCTAATGATAGACTTTTTGGGAAATTATCAATTACACTCTTTTCATCCCATTTTATATCTTTTGATAAATATTCACTATATAAGTGATTACCTATGGTAGATTTTCCAGATCCTGATGGTCCTACAATAAGACCTACATTCCATTTTTTTTCATTTAATCCATTAGAATTTATATGCCATTCTAATCTAGATTTTTCTTCTATTGGTACATCGAACATTCCTGCAATTTGTTTACATCTTGTAGACAAATTTTGTTTATTTTCTATTATAATATCAATGGTTTGCATTTATATCCCTCTGCCTCTAATTTTTCTATTAACTCATACTGTGTTTCTTCTGTTAGATCTTCTATAATTAATTTGTATGTTAGTTTTGGATCTTCTTCTATATATTGATCATTATTATTATCCAGTACATCCATAGTATCTATAAGATTAGATAGCTCCTCATCTGAAAAGCCCAAAACATCTAGCTCTAATCCGTATCCATTCATTTCTGTAAGGATCTCGGATAATAGATCGTTATTCCAGTCTGCTTTCTCTCCGATTTTATTGTCTGCGATCATCAATAGATCAGCATCAGCAGGATCTAGATCTAGATACCTCACAGGTACAGTAGATAGTCCGAGCTTTATAGATGCCTTATAGCGAGTATGCCCAGCTATGATCATATTATTTGCTCTTCTAGCGATGATCGGCGAGGAGAATCCGAATCTTTTTATGCTTTTCGCTACAGACTCTACTGCCTGATCGTTCACTCTTGGATTTCTCGGATTCTCTACCAATACAGATATATCTACCCATTCTCCTATAGATTCACTTGCCATTTTTCGATCCCTCTTTATACAGAGATTCTATCGCTACTCTAATAACATTAGATTTCGATGTTTTGGCTACTTTTGCTATATCCTCTAACATCTGTAGAGTTTTGGTATCTATAGTGATGCAGATCGGTTTGGTTTTATCTGCACTCTTAAACTGTTCTAGCCATGCTGATTTTTTATCTTTCATATATTATTTTCCTGTTCTATTGATCAAGTATTGACGATTCGCTATAAACTCTTCTAGCACTTTTCTAATATAAATTTGCACAGAGATATTATTATCTAGCTCTGCCAAAATCTTTATTTTATGGATCATTACTGGAGGTAGCTCTAGTAATATCTGATTCTCTTTTTTTGTCTCTGTGCTAGCTAGCTCTGCTATCTGCTCTCTATCTGTATTTTTTATTTCTTTTGTTACTTTTGCCATATTATCTCCTTAAGAAGATAGAGAGATTTCGCCGATCTCTCTATCTAGTATGTATGTCAATATATATATATCATATATTTATAGGATATGCAATAAATATATTTATTCGCTGTCTATCTCTTCTGTAAATTCTGCTCCGTGCATATCCTCAAAATCAAACACATAATTAGAGGGAGGTGTTATTATCGCCTTATCTACTGTAGGCATGATAGTACCAGTTAGAGCCTCTGCCATGCTTTTTGGGGTTATATACATTGGTTGTCCATCTGTAGATATACCTTTAGCCAGTAGTCTTTTATGTCGATAATACTTGATCGCATTTTGATGAGCCTTGTCATTTTTCGCATTTTGCAGATACTCCTCTGGTAGCTCCCATCCCTCGTCTGCGCAAATTTGTATCCCTATAAAAGTTTTATAGATGGGATGCTTAAAATTTGGGATATATTCACCCATAGAGGATAATGTACATCTGCCAGCTTTAACACGATCTGCCCATTTCTTTTCACTCTGTTCTTTTGCAGATACTAGATAATGTCTATGATTTCTGTAGCTATAGTATATCTCACTGTTTTTGTGGAGATGTCCTAGATTAGAGACTAGAGTTGTATAAGGTATTCCTTTCATACACTTGCCTGCATCACATGTACAAGTTGCCATATACTCGATCTCCTTATCCTTATCTTTATCCCATAGATATACCTGCCTAAATCCTCCCTCTGTACCATCTGCATCTGTTCTACAATCGTTACAAAACTTTTTCCCATTCGTGTAATCTCTTCTTTCCCATCTTTCTTGGAATGCTGGTCTATTGCGTAGATACTCTGTTATCTGTGGCAGAGTAGGCAAAAAGTTATGCATGTCATTCATCAAATAATAATGTAGATTTTCCTTTAAAAATCCAATATCGAATCTCTCATATTTCGTACAGTATAGACTGTGCTGACTTTTAAGCCAAAAAAGACTTTTTCCAAAATGATCGGATAAATTTGATAGAAATCTAAATAATACTTTCTCTTTTGGTGTTACTGCCCATTCAGGATATTTTATATCATTACTCATTGTGTTTTACTCCGTTTATTTTTGTTTATGTTATCTCTTACTTTTGTCTGCACTATCCTACAAGTTTTATAGGATAGCTCCGATTCTCTCTCTAGATCTTTAAGGCTATACTTTTTATTTGCGATCTCTAGTAGGTAGAGCTGACAATAAAGCATGAGCCTTTTAGGATCACCTGAAGAGATTATCTCTTCAGGTACTATTGCATAAAGATTACTCATACTGATCTACGCATTACTGGATTATTATGATATAAATATTTTTGTACATCTAATATATCTGTATTTTCATTATTAAATATTCTTCTAGAGAAAGCTCCATTTTTTCTATTTACAAAATCAATAGATAATCTATAATCTTCTGTGTTTTGATTTTTTTCTATGATAACTATTATTTTTGATCCAGTAGTTTCATTTATATGTGTTATATATACTGTGTTTTCTTCTTCATCTTCGAAAAATCCTACCTCTGCTCTAGTGTAGTATTCATTCAAATATGTTAGTACAGAATGATTATTATTTGTATATGCTGATAATGTATTAGTATTTATTTGATTCATTTTTTACTCCGTTTTATTATTAGAGAATCATTCTCTATATATATAATATATATCAGTTATATATATAAGTCAATCAAAATAATAAAAATAAATTAAAATAAATTATTTTTTATAGATAGCAGTAGAAGATCGCCCCTTTTTCTCATGATATTGTGGCATCTTTTATTTTTCTCGGAGAGCTTTGCTATTAGAGCATGGATATTTCTGCCAGCCTTATGCTTACTGCTATCTGCTGACAATAAATTTATAATTATAGTTATATTTATAATAGGAGGGCTACGATCTCGATACTGCCTATATTGTAGAGTATGCGTTGCCCCTCTGTTGCCCCTCTGTTGCCCCTCTGTTGCCCCTATGAAAAAAACTATCTCGATATATACACAATCGTAGCGATCAAAATTGCCCCTGTGTTGCCCCTGCGTTGCCCCTAGTTTGCCCTGACAAAAATAGTCCGATCTCAATATATAAAATCTCTATATGGTATAAGTATATAGGAGGATAATATGCAAAAATATGTAATCATTGATACAGAAACTACTGGACTGGATGCAGAGAGACATGAGATCGTATCTTTTGGAGGTATAGTTCTCATAGATCATAAGATCGTAGAAACTATAGAGATCAAGATAAAACCTGCTCATATAGATACTGCAGATCCGAAAGCTCTAGATATTAATGGGTATAACCCTGATAAGTGGCAGTATGCGAACACTCAAAAAGAGGGAGCATATAAGATCGCAGACTTTATCGAGCGACATCGAGACAAGATATTTGCTGGGCATAATCTACAATTTGACATCAAATTTATTCAGGCTCTGGGCAAAAATCAAAATGTTTACATGTCTATACCTGCTATGTATCCATATATAGATACCAGAGATCTTTGTAGATCTATGCTATCAGGATATGGATTATCTAGCATGTCTCTCGATAACATCTGCGCATTTTTGGGATGGAATAGAAGAGCATCACACACTGCACTATCTGACTGTGAGGACTGCGCAAAAATAATTATCAATTTTTGCCCTCCTACTCCTAAAATTTTTGTTAGATTATCTACAATGAAATTATTAAGAAATTTTAGGAGTTTAATCGATGCCACAAATAAACAGAGTTAGTACTACCTCATCCGTATCTGGTATAAATACCTCTTTCAATCCTGCAAAAGTAATGCCTATAAATATGCAGATGTTCCCACAGAGTCAAGCATTCGAGGGATATGTATCGCTTATTGTAGTACAAGTATCTAATATTTCATCTGCTACTACTCTCACTTTGAGATTATGTAAGGATTCTGCAGGAGATTCGATGGTAATTACCGATACTGCATCTGTAATCTCTACTGGTCTTACTACTGCTACAAAAGGATCTGCGATTTTTGCATTAAATAGTTATTGCAAGCTAGGATCGGCAGGAGATGGGAATCTATTCGCTTTTTGCAAAGTAAATAACGGATCTCTAGATGTAGATTATATCGAGATAGTCTATGAGGGAGATAGATAATGGCAGTAGCACAAATAATAAATCTTGCTACTGGAGGAACAGTATCAGGAGGAGGAGGAGGATCAGCTATGAAAACTGATAATTTGACAAGTCAAGTAGATGGATCGAATGTTACTTTTGCGACATCCGAAAACTATGTACAGGATAGTCTGCAAGTATACTATAACGGGATCTTGCAGATCATCGGAGAGGGTATCTATTACATATCCTCTAACCAATTTGGATTTTCTGTAGCTCCATCTGGAGCTGATAAGGTAGTAGCTATCTACTCTATCCAGCTATAAATTTTTTTACAGAAAATAAAATAAGGGATCTAGACATCTAGATCCCTTATTAGTTTATTGGAAAATTATGACTACAAAATAATTAAGCGATATACCATACTTTTACTTTATCGTTACTAGCAGGAGCAGATCCGAATGTAATTTGTCCAACACCATTAGCTCCTCCAGTAAGAGATACAGAATACTCATCGCTAGAAGCTGGGGAGAGCACCTGATCCATAGCTAGACCATTTTTATACACTACGATTTGAGAGAATTTGGCTTTTAAGGGATTGCCCAGATCAAAAGATGTAAGAGATCCATTAGGAGATAAAGATAGCCAATAAGAAGATACATTTAAGCCGATGTTTTGAGATCCATCGAGATAGATATAGCTACCGTCTACTTTAGCTTGTAAAGAACCAGTATTATTAATCAATCCTTGTCCTAGAGTCAATTTATCAGCAGTAATAGAACCTGCAAGTTTTGCATTAGTAACAGCACTATCTGCGATCTTTGCTGTAGTGACATTTGCATCTTTTATATTTCCTGTTTGTACAGCCAATGATCCGAGTTTAGCATTAGTAACAGCACCATCTGCGATCTTTACTCCACTTACTGCACCATCTGCCAATTTTACTCCTACTACAGATCCGTCTACGATCTTACTAGATGTAACTGCTCCATCGCTCAATTGAACAGATCCTACTGCAGAGTTAGCGATTTTTGCGCTAGTAACTTGCAAAGCTCCGATAGTACGAGTAACAATAGCATTATCAGCTATTTGAGTATCAGTAACTGCCTCATCTGCCAATTTACCAGTAGTAACTGCTTGATCTGCTAACTCACTTGTATAAATACCGCCAGCTTTTACAGAGATAGCATTGCTTGCAATCTCGAGCATAGCACTGTTTACATTTACTGCCATATCCGCAGAGATTGCAGATCCGTTATAGCTAGTAAAAGAGATCGCTCCTGATGCACTAGCAGAGAGAGAGAATAGGTTCGCTCCCAAAGATACGTTTGAAATTGTAGAGTTTTGCAATTTTGCATTAGTTACTGCATTATTTGCGATCTTTTGTGTTGATACTGCGCTATCTGCGAGCTTATTAGTATCTACACCTAAATCTTTCAATTGCAATTTATCCGCAGAGATCTCGATAGTTACTGCATCTACCTCTACATCCAATTGGTTACCAGTTTTTGATAACGCAGATCCTGCTACGATGTTACTAGCTCCATTGAATTGCACGAATGTGATAGCAGTAGATCCTAAAGTTACAGCAGAGTTAGTACAAGTAAAACCTACTTGAGCATTTACAGATCCTGATTGCACAAAAACGGCAGAAGATGGAAATTCTGCGTCTGCATTCATATCTTCAGATCTGCTCCAAGTAGTAGCAGATACAACATAAATACCGTTTTCTTTTCCATCAGTTTGATCTTTTACCAATACACGATCGCCAGCGATAAGAGCGATACCGTCTACAGTTTGAGTTCCTGATAATGTAAGATTTGCAGTAGATGCAGATTTAACTGGTTGTTTCCAAGAGATACCAGCTACGAGATTATCTACATATCCTTTATTTACTGCCTCTGTTGATTGAGTAGGACTATTCTTGACTCGTAAAGATCCACTTGAAAAATCGAAAGTACCAGTAAGATCTAACTTACCTGCAGGAATGGTTGTATTTTGAATTTGCGATCCAGTAATTTGTACTGACATAATTTTATTCTCCATTATGATTATTATAGTTATTGTTGATTTTGGTATCAGTAGATAGCAGTATTATTATAGTGTATGGAGATCATACTGTCTATCATCTATCTGACTATCTACTGACAATGTTTTGTTTATTTTGAGGGAGCGATCCTTAAAAATTTACTTTTGATATCTTGCACTATTGTATTTACCCCATCTAGTTTCTGTTCTACTAGAGCCATGCGCTTATCTATATCGTTTATTTCTGCTACGAGTTCCTTGCGAGTATCTTCCTCTTTTTTTTGATATTCTGCGATCACTCTATCATAGCGATCTCTTATATCTCTCTCTCTGATCTCTGCTTTTTGCTCTCTCTCATCTGCTCTTCTTTGTTGCTCTTTATACTGATACCACAAAAAGCCAGCGAATGCGACATTCGAGCCTCCAGATAGAAATAATTGTAGAATGTCCTGTTCCATAATTATTCTCCTCCTAGCAAAAGAGTATAAGTAAACTTTTTATAGCCAGTTCTAGATACCTGTAGTTCGCATAATTCCATAAATTCTGCGAAATCGTCAGGATCTGCGAAGACTTGGCATCCAGCAGAATAATCTTCGATAGTCTTACTCTCTTTATGTGCAGATGCTCGATGTATATTTATACCAAAATATCCCAGATGTTCTAGTCCCTCATAGTCTGCTTTACCGTCCTTGTTACTATCTCTCCATACTGCTACCTCTGATCCTCTCTGCACTAGAGCTTTATATGTATCTCTATGCAGTCCGATGATGTGAGATCCTCGATACTGGCGATTATGCACTAATATCGCAGTGTTATCTTTCTCTAGATATGTTTTCCCTGCATCCGTAGTAATTTTATATTTTCGCCATTTCCACATACCTGCAAGTCTATAGACTACATGTAGCTCATCATCGAAGATGTTCGGAGTATTTTCAGGGTTTCTAACACCGATAATATTTAGATCGTAGTCTTTACTCTCAAAAACTGCGAATCCCATATCTTTTACTTTTTGGAGGATACTAGGGTATCCAGTAAATTCTACTAACATTTTTTATTCTCCTATCCATAAGGGTACATAATCCCTATAGATATTATACAACGAGATTCAGACGGTATCCACCTGTTAGATAACACCATTCCTCTTCTGTGTGAGTATGTTTTATTTATTCCCTCGCTTAATCCGTATATTTGACTAGAGGTTATTTCTACAATATCACCTGCGACCAAAACTGCATGTTTTTCCGTTACAGAAATTGTCAGATTTTCATAAGGTTTACTATCCCATACTGCTAGTCTTTTTATATCAGTTTGAGCTTTTACGAGCTGGGGAGGATTATCTATGCGATATATGAGCGATAAATCTCTCTCGATAACTTGATCTGCTGGATATATGAGAGGAGATCTAGCAGAGGTATAATTATCTAACTTTCCTGCTACAGTATCATAATAAACGATTCTCGATTGTGTATATATCGTATCTTGAGTATCTGCATATAGCTGATGATCTTCTATCTCGATTATATCTATATCTGTAATATGATCTACTACTGTTATATATCCTGCGTTATTTGGATCTTGAGCTACTCGCCATGATAAACTGTTTTGTCTCCACACTGGGAACATTCCCATATTTAAGATCGCATCGAGGAAAGTTCGTATATTTCCTGAATTTTCTATCACTAGATTGATCTCATGTGTTCCTGTCGATGTAGCCCATACACCATAGTAGCGATCCATATCTGCCTTATCTACCAAATTTGTTTGCCAGTTTATCCCTAACCCCCATGATTTGGGATAATCATCGAATACGCCTTGTGTCCCGTCTCCAGTAGACATTAAGAGCCTTGCAAATACGTAGTCTGCTCTACCTCGTAGCCTTGCACATGATACTACAGTATCTCCTGCTTGCAGATGATCATGGCTTATAGTAGATGGATATACTCCAGTAGATACGATATGCAGATAGCCAGCAGGGGCAGAGGTATATGTTTTTGTATCCCATAGCCAATATACATCGACATTATGTATACTATCATACATGTGTATAAGCCCATTTTGTCCAGTCTCTTGCTCGAAAATATCTATATTGTCTAGATAGAGATTCTGCCCAGACGCATAATTGAAATTTGTGGTTACTGTAGCTTTTTGCCCTGCGTTATACCAAAACGCATTTTGGTAAGTTATGTTTGTAGCTCTTGATCTCATGATCGTGAGGAAATCACCAAATTGTAAAGTCCATACTCCTCTAGATCCTGATACAGACAAAAGTTGTCCTATCGCTACTCTGTTTTGTATCCCATCTCTAGACATGATCAGCTCTGCGATCGCTCCCTTGACAAGTGAGTTATTAAACACTGGGCGAAGATCGCCATGTATAGTCACGGTAAAAGATCCAAAATCTACTGACCACCTAGAGGGAGTAATACGAGTAGAATCGAATACTACATCTGCCTCGCCGATCTTGAT